CGAGCGGCAGGCTCCAGAGGGACCGACGAAGTAGCCACAGAAGAGGGCATACTTGTCTATCTCAATCTTGAAGCGGAGGGAGAGAAGGGGTTGAATGGAGGGCCAGGCTTGGTTGAGGGGGGGGATGGAGTCGATAAGGGAATCGTCGCCGCTAACCATAACGGCTTCGGAGGTGATATTGTACTGGGTGAAAAGGACGGCTAGATTGTAATCGGTGTTGTCGTCGTAGGTGCCAGGTTCTCCGGTGAGGCGCATGCAGGTAAGGGGGCCAAATTGGGTGTCAACGTTAGTTTTCAAGTGGACGTGGAGGTCGATGAGGGCTTGAGGGATGGAGAGGCGGTGCATTTTGAGGCGTTCGAGGACTACGGCCTCACCATGTTGGGACTGATCGAAGGCGGTGTAGTCGTTGGCAAGGTGAGGTTGATCGGTGAGATGGTCTTGGCACCACTGTGAAAGTTCGAAGGGTGTGTGCCCGGCGTGGACGTAGATGTTGGATGGGCGATCCTGATTATCAAAGATGCGTTGATATTTCTTGACTGGTCCCAAGAGGAGGATGACGGCGTCGTGCATGAGGGCGAGAGTTTGGCAGGCTTTCCAATTCCCAAAGATGGAGTTGTCGTTTGTTTTGTGTTGGGTCTTGGAGAAAATGCGGACTGCTGACCAGCGCCAGTCTGGGTCCGAGCGACTCGCGTTCGCCATAATTACGGATTGGGTCTTGGATGATAGCTGGCAGAACTCGTTGGCGTTGATACATTCGATGAAAAGGGCCTCGTCAAAAGGGACCTCTGCGAGAGGGGAACGATGGTAAGCTCGACACAGGGACTGGAAAAGAACGGCCCCAAGAATCTCATCTTTTGGGGAGATGGAGTAAGGGGCGGGGGAAGGTCGGAAGCGGAGACGTTTGGGAATGGAAGCTGGCAAGAGGGTCGGGTCAGACTTTTCAGAGTGGACAGCGGAGGCAACGGAAAAGGGGAGGGCGGAGATTTCGAAGGGCTGGTTGAGCAGAGGGAACTGGTTGCTGGACTGATCGCGCCAGATTATCTCTTTCACCTGAGGGTCGTGAGCGGGGATGAACTGCGAGGCTAGGACATAAAAGTCTTCGCCGGAGTAGACAGGGGTGTGGGCGGTGGAAGATGGGCGGAGATCGGAGCTGAAGGCCGGTGAAGAGACCTGAGCTGAAGGGATGTCGAGGTGGAATGGGCGGCGGGTTTCTGGGAGGAAGTGAGTGGAGATCTGGGGCGAGGCGTCTGATCCATCGCCGGAAAAAATGCGAGCTGTGTGGAGGACATCGGAGATGTGTGAGCTGGGGATGGAAGCAGTGAGGGATAGGACTCCTGGGATGGATGGGTTGGGTCGCAGAGGAACGTGGGATGAGCGGGAGACTATTTCGGCTAGAGGACGGAAGACAGGGGCGACTGTGGGGTCAGCGGTTTCATTAGAATGGAGGGAGAAGATGGGGAGAAGGTCGGCTGGAAGTTCGGAGCGAGCGCCGCGGAGAGGGGTGACACGGGAGGTGAGAGGTTCGGTGATGATTTCTACGCCCGTTAGCATGTTTCGGAAAATGTCAGAAAGTGAAATGGGCTGGTTGGCATGGAAGCGGGAGAATAGGAGATTGTTGCAGGCGGAGTCGGTGCGAATGAGGGAGTGGTCACCGGAGAAGTTAATGCCGATAGTGGAGCGAGTGAGGGCGACTAGTGACATGGAGTGGGAGAGCATTCGAGAGTTGCGGTCAAGGTGGATGTTAGCTGGGTACTTGTAAGTTGAGCCCTGAGAAGAAGCGATGGTGACAGCTTTGTAGCCGCATTGGCTGATGGTAAGGGCAGAGGTCTGGGAGTTGCACATGATCGTGGCGTTGGGAGGCAGAGTTTGGTGGAAGCGGGAGAAGCCAGGCTGTGAGGAAAGGGAGCGAACGCCGAAAAAC